GCTCGAGCTCCTGCTGCGCCTGGCCGGCCAGCAGGCGGGCGCGGTCGGTTTGGGCGTCGATCATGCGCGGCATGGGTGATCAGCTCCTGGCGGTGGCGATGGCTTTGTCGAGCGCGGCCTGGAATGCGGCCGGGAACGTCCTGGCCACAGACTCGTCGGCGATCTTCTCGAGGTCGAACTGCTGGCTGTAGCGGCCTGGCGAAGCGAACACGAACCACTGCTCGATGGTGCTGCCGGCGGCGCTGTCGATGCGCCGCCAGATTCCGGGCGCGAGGTGCGATGCGGCCGGATCGCCAGGGCGCACGACGAAGAAGCCGAGCGCCTTCTGTGCCTTGCTGCGGCCGGAGCGGCGGTAGGACCGCAGGTTGCGCAGTCCGCGCCGGCTGGCCGCCAGGATGCCGACCATTTCCTTGACTTCGGCCAGCTTGACGTTGCCGCGGCGATCGAGCGGAGCGCGACTGCCCGGGACGACCTGCTGGCCGGACGGCAGGATGCCCATCTGCTCGAGCCATCCTTCGAGGCGCTTGAAGCGGCGCACGCCGCCGCGAAACAGGTGACCGATGGCCTGCTCGTATGGCGTGCCGCCGGACGGCGCCGTCTTGAGGCCGACGACGGCCTGCTGCGTCTGCTTGGTGGCCGGTGTGACCTGGAACGCGCGCAGAGTGTAGGGCGTCGGCCCGCCGGCGATGTCGCTGCGCATTTCCGCCTGGATGGAGCGATTGACGGCATGCGCGCTGGAGGTGAGCGCGACGGCCATGGCGAACGGGATCTGCGATCCGTATCCTCGCAGCGCGGCAGTCAGGGCCGGCAGGTTTTCGATGCGCGCGCTGATCATGGCTGCAGCCCTTTCTTCTGCGGCCTGGCGCAGAACGTGCCGCCTTCGCGGGCCACGTGGTCGCTGGTGCGGATGTGCGCGCAGGGCGACATCGGGGTGTGCATTCGCTGGCACCACTCCATGATCCTGGCCGGCAGCTTTGCTTGCCGGTAATGGATGCAGCCGGCGGCGGCGCAGGCATGCTGCGGTTGTGCGTGGTGCTTCATCTGGCGTCCTTGAGGTTTTCCGGCCGGCTCGCGGCGAGGAGTTGGTCGGCGGTGTAGCTGGCCGCCGGAGGCGGCGGCAGGCGCCCGAATTCGCGGCCGGCTTCGCGGGCGTGGAAGTCGGTTCCGCCGGCCTGCGCGTTGCGCAGCGCAGCGGCGACGTCGGCGGCATAGCCGGCTGCGCGCAGGGCGTCGATGAAGGCGGCGACGATCGGCATGGCGGTGCGCATGGAGCCGGGGCGATCAGGAGAAGTCATTGCGCGTGGCGGCGATAAGGAGGTCTTCAGAGATGGCGCGCAGGATTCTGCAGACGCAATCAATGTCTCCGGAGGTTCTGCAATTCCCGGCCTGCATCATGCGAAGAGACTGCAATCTTTCGCTCAAATCGAGACACCTCTCTGAGCAATCACGCTGATATCTGGCTACTGCCTTTGCCGTCTCTTTGTTGGTGCCCGGTTTGGCAGATTGGTCGCAGGACCGGGCGGCTTGCTGCGTGGAGTGCCCCGCTGTTGCCGTGCGGGCGGCATCTGCCATGCCGTAGTGTGATTCCGTGTCGTCTGCAGTGCGGGCGGCACTGGCTGGCTCGCAGCGCAGACCGCCCCCGCAATGCAAGGGGTACAGCTCATAACTCAGCGACCCACACGAATCGCATCTGCCTGCAATGCGATCGGCCGCATTGGCCCTGACATCGCGCGCACCATGCCGCCCGCCGCAGGCGGCGCAAATCCACGCGACGAGCGTCAAGCCATCGCTGCCGATGGTCATGCCGGTCTCGGCGATCGAGTTGTTGCGGTCCCTTTCGTTGTCGCCGCGATCTGCAATTTCTGCAATCATGATGCTTGCTCCTTGGTTGTCGACTCCCGCAGGCGGCGCAGTGCCGCCGGGAATGTGGCGCGCGCGGCACGGCGCAGCCGGGCGCATTCGGTTTCGATCAGGCGCCGCCGGTCTTCTGCTTCGCGGTGCGCGGCGATCGGCGCGGCGAGCTGGTCAACCAGGCGCTCGAGCTGCGCCCGCAGCGCGCTGCCGATGGCCTGCGCCTCGGCCAGCAGCCGGTCGCGCGGATAGCGCGCATGGGTCGCCAGCTCCATTGCCAGCGTGAGGCTGGCGTTTTCTGCAACGAGCCGGGCAATGCGCCAGGCTTGCATGGTTCCAGGCGCCGCTTCGGCGGCGTCCGGCTCAGCGTCAGCGGCGATTTTTGCGTCGGCAATGGCATCGGCTTCGACGACCTGAGAAATCGCCGCTGGCGCGCACGCCGTCGGCACGCCAGGGCGCCTGTTGGCATCGATGCGGGCGGCGACATCCGGCCGGCCGCCGTGCTTGCTGCGCTGCCAGTCGGCGCGCGCCTGCACCGGGTCGAGCAGGCCGTCGTCGGTCAGCGTCAGGCGGCCGGCGGCAATGGCGCGAGAGATGGTGGATCGGTTGACTCCGAGCAGCCGGGCGAATGCCGCAGGGGTCATCAGGTCGCCTCTGTTCTTCACTTTCCGGATCCGATAGGAAAAACAGAATGCGCGCGCGCGATGCCGGCGTGCCGCACGCCCGCACGCCTGCCCGCACACGTGCCCGCACGCCTGTAACCCGCATGGATAGGCGTACCGCACGGCCGCACGGGTGTACACGCGTCTACGCGCAAGAGTCGTGCGCACGCGTTGACGCGCGTATCCTGCGTGTCGCGCGCATACGCACGAGGCATCAAGCCGTGCGGTGCGTGCGGTTGCTGAAAAATCAACGACTTAAGGCGTGCGGCAAGGCGTGCGTATGGCCGTGCGGAGGATTCAGGCCGTGCGGTCATGATGCGTCTCCGAGCGCGGCGGCCATCCGGAAAAAACAGTCGGTCATCCACTGCGTCTCGGTCTGGTCGGCGGGGCGGCGGTAGTCTTCGCCAGCCTTGGCGGTCGCTTCCATCGACTCTGCAGACGGGATGACCATGCGAACGCGCTTCGGCGAGCCGCTGTAGGTCGCGGTGTGGAATACATCCTTGTGCGTCAGGATCCAGCCACGCATGCGCGATATCTGGCTGGATAGGTGCATGTGCGCCCGCGGTTTCTCGCCGCGCGCGCCGCACCAGCGGCTGTACGCCAGATAAAGCTGGCCACTGGAGCACGGCGCGCACGGCCAGGCGGTTTCCAGAGATGTCCAGTCGGCGAGAAAACGCTCCGTCGAGGATGCCGACAGTTGCTGCACGGCAGCCTTGGCGGCGGTCATCGGCGGCTCGGTGTGCTCGTTGAAGTCTCCGAGATCAAGGCGCAGCAGGTGATGATGCAGCGCTTCGACGGCGCCATTTGCCAGCGCATCGCCCAGACTGCGATAGAAGGCTTTCGACAGTTTGGGCGGCGTCCAGACCACGAAATGCCGGCGGTCGCCGAATTCGATGACCTGCGGCTGCAGCTCGTTCGACAGGAAGACAATGTTGACGTGGTTCCGCTCGTCGTGCGCTGCGACCTGCTTGGGATTGATGCGGATCCACTCGCCGGTAATGATGCCCTTGAGCTTGTTCTTCAGATAGTACAGCTCGTTGCGAGCCACCACCTCGTCAGCGACCAGAAACAGCTTGCGGCTGGCCCAGTCGTTGAACTTGTCCTCAACTGCGGACTGGTCGATGATCCGGCCATAGTCGCCGTAGATCCGCTTCACCGCCTCGAAGAAAATGTTCTTGCCGGCTCCCTGGTCGCCGTGGAATATCAGCGTCGAGCGCATCTTGGCGCCCGGGTGCTGGATCGGAAACGCCAGCCAGCGCAGCACGAACTGCAGGCATTCCGCCGCATTTTCCTCACCGCTGCAGAGGTACTCCAGCAGATCGAGCAGCAGCGAGCAGTCGCCAGCCTTCGGAACCGTCGGCCAGCCGCCCCAGAGATTGCATCGGACGGATGAATCCTTCTCGGTTGGGTCGAAACCGACCTCCGACAGCCTGGCGATCTGCCGGCCCGGGTGCTGCTTCCACTCGCGCGATGCGTGGTCAGGCAGCAAGGCCAAAACGTCGGCCTTCGGGACGAGGCAATGCTCTTGCGAGTCGAAGTAGCAGCCGTTCGCGCCATAGACCAGAACCCACTTTTCTACCGCCTGGTCCAGCGTGTAGAGCGGCTTGAGCATCGGACGCTGCGGACAGGCCCCTCCTCCCCCACTCGACTCCTGCGCCCGGGTACGCGCCCCGGCAACGCGGGAAGCCCAGCCCAGCGCCGACAGGGAGGCCATCACCTGCGATGACACCATGTGCAGCCCGCCATCGGGCATCGTCGCCAGATCGTTGAAGTCGGTCGCGCCCTTGTGCGTCCGGGTCGGACGCTCTCCCGGGAAGGTCGGAATGCAGACTCCGCCCCACACGGTCATCGCCGCCTTCTGCGCCTCGACGATGCCGGTGTTCAGCTTGGGCTTGTCCTCGATCAACTGCCAGTCGTAGTCGTCATCGGCGCAGAACAGCATCCGGACGCCGCGATGCGCCTTGGCGATCGCCTGCGCCACCGGCGACAGATTGCCAGCGTCGAACGCGACCACCACCGGCAGGCCGGTCGCCTGGTGCAGCGTCGCACCGGTGGCGAAACCCTCGCAGACCAGAACCACGGCGCCAGGGTATGGAGCCCCGCCGATCGGGAAGAAATGCTCCCGCTTCGCCGCGCCTGCCGGCGTGAAATCCTTATCCCGACCTTTCCGCCGCTTGACCGCTGGATCCGAATAGATGACCTGCAGGCAGCGGATGCGGCCCTTGACATCCATAGCCGGCACCACGAGATTGCCGCGCTCCGACACGCGAGCCCCGAACAGATCGCCAGGCGGCAGCCCCTTGCGCACCAGGTACTCGCTGCGCCCGCTCGGCAACATGCGTGCCCACCATCCGGCCGCACGCTCGGCCAGCCTGTCCAGCTCGCGCGCCCGCTCGGCCGCTGCATCGCGCGCCATCTGCTCGTGCAGTCGGCGCGTCAGCGCAAACTCTTCTGCCGACATCCTGGCCGCCGCATCCTTCGCGATCGCCACCTTGTGCGACTCGTGCTCCGGCCCGCGCCAAACGCCGAACGCCCCGACGATCAGGTACTGCCCGGGCTGCGAAGACATCGGCACCGAGCGCAGCCGATACCACCCGCGGTCCTTGCTGCCCTCGCCGGCCACCCGGCACCGCACGAATCGCCGAGTATCGACCTCCAGCCGGCCCGGCTCCTTCAGCACAAGCCCGGCCGCAGTCAGCTGCCCGACGACGTCGTCGTAGTTCACCACGCCCGCGTTGCCCTTATCACGCCCTGTCTCTTATAC